CCCTGCACACAGCCACCAGCCTGGCTACCACGCTCGATATGCGTGACGTTGCAGGGGCTATCGTGCAATTTGGCACCATGAGCACCAATGCCACCACGCTTCAGATGTTTACCAGCAACGCCGCAACGGGCACCTATGCCCGCCTTTTCAAGGCAGACGGCAGTGCTGCGGACTTGACCCTAAGCCCATCGACAACCCTAGGACGGGCATACGCTTTGCCAGATGAGTGCTTCGGGGCTGAGTACCTGAAGATCGTCAGCGCCACGACAAACAGCACGGGCACGACGGGATTCGTCATGTTCAAGAGCTAGGCCCATGCCTACACGGATGCCAAGCCACAGGCCGCCACGTCTACGGACGCGAGGCCCAAGGCGTGACGACACGGCCAGGCCCAACGCTGCGGCACGGGGCTACTGCGACAAGGCCCACAAGCTGTGGCGTCAGGCTGTGCTGACCAAGTGCAGCTGGCAATGCGTTGACTGTGGCCGCGTGGCACACGGGCGTGAGATGCACGCGGACCACATAGTGCCCATCATGCAGGGCGGCGATCGGTACGACGTGGCCAACGGTGCGGCGCGGTGCCTAGCCTGCCACAGTAGGAAGACGGCACGGGAGAACGCGAAACCAATGGTTTGACAACCTTGGTACGACCAGTGGCAACTCAGGAGAAAGTTGCCATGGGATGCAGGAAGTGCGGTTCGGACTGGAAGACGGCAACCGGAAGAGATTGCCAGAGATGCCCGCACTGCGACAAACTTCAGCGGCACTTAGCCCGAAAGGCTGGACGTTGGGTAGAGGCGACCGAGCAGGCCATTTGCAAGACCTGCGGCAAGGAGTTCACCAACGTCGGAGCCAACGTCGGCAAAGCCAAGTGCTGCTCTCTTGAATGCAAGAACGCATGCCGAAAGTCTTGGAGAACAGCCTACATGGCTGAATACAAGAAAGGGCGGCGAAGGGGCACGCAGGCCAGTGGGCGGCGGCCAAGGCCCACCTGCAAGCGATGCGGGCAGCAATTTAGGCGGAAGCAGGGCGGAAACAACTCCAATCTCTATTGCAACAAGAAGTGTTTTTTTGAAGCACGCAATGCAGGCGATCACGCTTGGAACACAACCAATCAGCGGAAGGCTGTGTGGCATAGGTTTGGTCCGTATGCCTCTGCGCCAAGCGCTAGGCTTATGCGGCTGATTGCAGCTGGACACGCTGCGATTGAGTGGGCCGGAAACGGCATGTGTCGTCTCGCTGCAAAAGAATTTGCTAGGCCGACCTGCGAGCAATGCGGATGCCCGTGCAGTGAAGGCGCGTCACGGTTCTGTTCTTATGCGTGCAATAAAGCGTGGCGTGGTCCACGGTCATGCAAATGCGGAACGGTTGTTGAGAATGCTTCTGCGCACAGCAGGCCGTCGTGCAAGGCGTGCAAAGCGGATTCTAGAAGGCAGCAAAGGCGGATGTATGGTTCTTACAAGCGGCGGTGTAGAACCTACGGAGGACATTTCAACGCGGACGTGAAGCCAAAGAAAGTGTTTGTGCGCGACGGCTGGCGATGCCATCTGTGCGGAAAGAAGACGCACAAAGTCTTTTGCGTTGACGACCAGCGATCTGCAACCGTTGACCACCACCCGATACCATTAAGCAAAGGCGGTGACCACGATTGGCACAACGTCAAGTGCGCGTGCTTCGGCTGCAACACAAAGAAAGGAAACAAGTGGGACAAGCAGAGGCGAATGCGATTGCACTACTAGCACCGCCCCCCCCTCGGGGTGGGTCGCCTAATAGGCTAAAACGCCACATCAGACCACCCGGTTATCCTCTGCGTGCGCAGGGCTGAAATTGGAACTTCCGTGAGGGCCGACAATGGGTAAGGGCCGCAAACCGACTCCTAAGCAGATACTTAGCCTGCGTGGCTCCCGCGTTAGGGGGCCACATAAGACCGGAATCGACGCGCCGCCTGGCGTTCCACCGTCGCCGGAATGGCTGGCCGATGTCGCCCGCGCCGAGTGGGAGCGGATCGTTCCCATGCTCGAAGCGTCCAAGGTGATGAGCCCGCGCCACCAGCAGACGCTTGCGGCCTACTGCGATTCGTTTGCCGACATGGTGGAAGCCGATCGGGAACTCAAGGCGAACGGCACCACAATCATGGACGACAAGGGTAGGGTTACTAATCACCCGGCGTGGAACCGGAAGCGTGACGCACGAAACCAGATGCTGAAGTTCGCCGCCGAGTTCGGCCTCACCGCATCTGCACTTTCAAGGGTTTCTGCCGTTGACCAAGGCCCGCAAGAAAACGACCGGGACGCCAAGATGTTCGCTTGATAAAGAGGCGGCATCGATTGCCGTCGATTTCTTCCAAGAGAACTTGACCCACTCCAAGGGCGAGCTCGGCGGCAAGCCGTTCCTACTTGAGCCGTGGCAGAAGGAATACATCTCAAAGTTGTTTGGCACGATGAACGGCAACGTGCGGCAGTACCGCACAAGCCTCTTGGCGATTCCGAGAAAGAACGGGAAGAGCACGCTGTGTGCGGGCATCGCTCTAAAGCTTCTTTTCGATGGCGAACCCGGCGCTGAAATCTATTCGTGTGCCGCCGATCGTGACCAGGCCCGCCTGGTGTTCGAGATGGCGAAAGTGTGCGTGGAGAACTCGCCCAAGTTGCGGGGCCGCCTGCGGGTGTTCCGTAACTCGATCGTCCGCGAGGACACGCATTCCACTTACAAGGCACTGTCTGCCGAGGCGTTTACAAAGCACGGGCTGAACGCTCACGGGATCATCTTTGACGAACTGCACGCCCAGCCCGACCGGGAACTGTGGGACGTGATGACCACCTCGACGGGAGCCCGGCGGCAGCCGCTGTGTGTGGCGATCACCACGGCAGGCTTTGACCGCAAAAGCATCTGCTGGGAAATCTGGCGTTATGCCTTGGCTGTGCGTGATGGTGCGATTAAGGATGACACCTTCCTGCCTGCAATCTATGCCGCAGATCCTGAAGACGATTGGACAAAGGCAGCGACCTGGAAGAAAGCCAATCCGAACCTTGGCGTAAGCGTGAAACTCGACGACCTGCGGGTGCGGTGCAAGCGGGCACAGGACATGCCAAGCGAAGAGAACACGTTCCGGCGGCTGCACCTGAACCAGTGGACAGAGCAGGATACGCGGTGGCTGCGTATGGATCATTGGGCGCAGGGCAACGAGCCTTGCCCGGTGATGCTCGACGGCCGTGAGTGTTTCGCGGGGCTCGACCTCGCCAGCACGTTTGACACCACTTGCTTTTGCCTGCTGTTCCAGCTGGATGATGGCCGGTTCTGGGTGGAGCCGCACTTCTGGATTCCCGAACAGAACATGCGGGAGCGGGTGAAGCGGGATCGCGTTCCCTACGATCAGTGGGCCAAGGAAGGGAAACTCCACCTGACTCACGGGAACGTGACCGACTTCGACCAGGTGCGGGCCGACATCATGGTGCTGACGAAGAAATACAACGTCCGCCAGGTGGCGATCGACCGCTGGAACGCCACGCAGCTGTCCACGCAACTGCAAGGCGATGGCGTGAACGTCTTAGGATTTGGGCAGGGCTATGGCTCAATGAGTGCCCCGGCCAAGGCGTTAGAAGGTCTGGTGGTTGGCGGCAAGTTGCTGCACGGCGGGCACCCGGTGCTGGCGTGGCAGGCGTCGAATGTGGCGATACAGAGCGATCACGCGGGCAACATCAAGCCAAGCAAGCAGAAATCCAACGAGCGAATCGACGGCATCGTGGCCCTGACTATGGCCCTTGGCATCCACGCGACATCGACGGCACCAGCGCCCGAACAATCCTGGGACATCATGAGCATATGAACGAAGCAGTGCCCGACTACAAGATGTTTGAACTTCGCGGGATCGACTGGACCGATGGCGGCAGCAACCGCACGCCCAGCGGCATCCGAGTGACGGCCGACAACTCGATGGCCTGCTCTGCGTACACGGCCTGCATTCGGGTGATCTCGGACGCGGTATCGTCGCTGCCGCTGCACGTATACGAACGGCTTGCCAACGGTGGCAAGGCGAAGGCGTCCACGCACCCCGTCTATCGGTTGCTGCACACGCAGCCGAACCCCTGGCAGACGGCGCAGGAGTTCAGGGATTGGATGACGGGAATGTATCTGCACTACGGTGCGAGCTACGCCGAGATTCGCCCCGGTGCCCGTGGTGCGATCTCGGAGTTGTGGCCGCTGCACCCGAGCCGGATGGAAGCCGAGCGGCTTGAGGATGGCACCCTCCGCTACCGATACCGGGAGCCGAGCGGCAAACAGACGATCTACAGCCAGAGCCAGATATTCGCCCTGCGGTTCACAACAGAGGACGGCATCAAGGCGATCCCCACGTACAAGGTTTTCCAGAACGCCATCGGGCTGTCGCAGGCTCTTGAGGCCCACGGTTCCACCTACTTCGGGAACGGTGCCCGCCCCGGCATCGTGCTGGAGTCTGAGAACCCGATTCCGGTGGAGGCCGCCGAGCGGCTGCGTGAGCAATGGGAGCGGATGCACCGGGGCGCTGATCGTGCCTTCCGAACGGCTGTCCTGCCCAACGGCGTGAAGGCCCACGAACTCAGCGGCAGCAATGAGGCGGCCCAGTTCCTTGAGACGAGGCAGTACCAAGTCATCGAAATCTGCCGGGCGTTTCGCGTGCCGCCGCACATGATTCAGGATCTGACCCGATCGACCTACTCGAATATCGAAGTGCAGGGCACGGAGTTTGTCCAACACTGCCTACTGCCGCACCTGAAGCGGTGGGAAGCGGCGATCAGCCGCGACCTGATCGTGGACGACGAAACGTACTTTGCCGAGCACAGCGTTAGCGGCCTGCTTCGTGGCGACCACGCCAGCCGATCGGCCTACTACGTGTCGGCTCTCCAGAACGGTTGGATGACGGTGAACGAGATCCGCGAACTTGAGAACCTGAACCCGATCGGGCCAGAAGGCGACAAGCACTTCGTTCAGTTAAACATGACCACGCTGGACAAGGTTGGGCAGCAAGCACCGGCACCTGAGCCGATGCCCGCGCCGCCCGCAGAGGAACAAGACCAGGCCGAACAGGAGGACACCCCAGATGGAAATTGAACGCCGCGACTTCGCCTTTGAGGACGATAACGAACTGATCGTGGAAAGCCGCGCCGATGGCCGGGCTGCCATCATCGGCTACGCTGCCGTCTACAACCGCCTGTCGCTCGATCTGGGTGGCTTCAGGGAAGAGATCCTGCCGGGAGCCTTCGACAAGATCCTGAGCCGCCAGAGGGGCAAGGGCGACGTGGTGGCACTGTTCAACCACGATTCCAATATCGTGCTGGGCCGTTCATCGTCTGGCACGCTGGAACTCTCCAGCGATGACAAGGGGCTGAAGTACGTGGTGACGCCACCCGTCAGCCGGGCCGACGTGCTCGAACTGATTCAGCGGCGCGACGTGCGTGGCAGTTCGTTCGCCTTCACGGTGGACCCGAAGAATGAATCCTTCCGCACTGGCGATGACGGCAAGGCCATCCGCCAGATCCGCGAGGTATCGGGACTCTACGACGTGGGGCCGGTGCTGAACCCGGCCTACCCATCCACGTCTGCATCTGTGGCCCTGCGGTCCTACGAAGCCTGGCTGGCAACGCAGGAAACGCCTGCCGCCACCGAAGTGGTTGCGGAGATTGCGAAGCGTTCGCTGGTGCGTGATGCCGCTGCGGCATGGACTCTGAGGCTGCGAAATGTCTGAAGCCCGCTGCACCTGCGGCGAAAAACTTCGGTGCCGATCCAGCCGCCCCTGCGGTGACGAACGGCAGCGGTATTTACGGTGCCCACGATGCGGGGCGCGTGCGGTGGCTTTTGTGAAAACAACACTTTCCGAAGTGCGGTTCTGCAAGAGAGCCACCGGCTAGCGGCATTGTGAACCCTACGGCAATACCGCCGCAGGAGTCTCACCGAACATGGACAATCTCAAGAAGCTTCAGGACGAGGCAGCAACCCTTGCCAACCGTATCGACGCCGTGCGTGCGATCGAGGCCGACGATACGACTGCCCGCGATGTGGAACTGATCGACCTGAACAAGCGGGCCGAAGAGCTCACGACGAAGATCGACTTTGAAAAGAAGGTCGTTGACTCGGCCAAGAACTTGCGTTCGGTTGTCGAGCGTTGCAGCCCGGCACCGGAAGTGACCGAGGAGCGGAAGGCTGACCGCATCGAGGCGGTTCCTTTCTCTGGCCGCCTGCGTGCGTTTGAGAACGCCAAGGATGCCTACTCGGTGGGCATGTGGTTCAAGAGCAAGTCCGGTGACGCCGAGGCGAAGCGGTGGTGCCAGGATCACGGCATCGAGGCTCGTGCTCAGGGTTCGACCGGCAGCACCACGGGTGCGGCCTTCGTGCCCGATGTTCTGTCGAGCACCGTGATTAAATTAGTGGATTCCTATTCGGCCTTCGCTCAGAACGCACAGAACGTGCAGATGCCGAGCGACGTGCTGCTGTTCCCGCGTCGGACTGCCGGTGCCACTGCTTACTGGATCAACGAGAACGTGGCCATCACGGCCAGCGATCCCACCAGCAACCAGGTGACGCTGACGGCGAAAAAAGTTACTGGCGCAGTGACGATTGCCAGCGAGCTTCTTTCTGATTCGCTCGTTTCGATTGCCGACTGGATCGCGGCTGAACTGGCTTTGACTCTTAGCAACGCCGTGGAAGACGCTGCGTGGAGTGGCAACCCGAGCAACGCACCAGCGGTTGCCGGTCTCGTCAGCACCTACACGGGTGGTCTTCTGGCTGCGTCTGCTGCCACCTACGCCGCCTCGCTGGTGACGGCTGCCGGTGACACGCCCGACGAAGTGACGAAGGCGAACCTGCTGGCGATGATGGCCAAGGTTCCCCAGCACTCGCGTCAGGGTGCCAAGTGGTTCTGCAGCCCGTTCTTCTTTGCGTCCTGCATGCAGTCGCTCGATCTCGCCCAGGGCGGTTCGGTCGGACTCTCGCAGGGCATGGGCCTCACCTTCCTTGGCAGCCCGGTGGTTCTCACCGACCGGCTCCCGAGCGGTGCGGACTCGACGGGTGCGATCATGGCGCTGTACGGCAACATGGCGAACTCCAGCTACTACGGCGTTCGGCAGGGCATCGAGATCGCTTCGAGCGATCAGGTGAACTTCCTGAGCGACCAGACGGTGATTCGCGCCGTGGCTCGCGTTGCGATCACGCACGCCAACCTTGGCACTGACACCGTGGCTGGCCCGATGATCGGCCTTGTGGGTGCGTGAGCCTGACGGCTTGACGAGTGTGCAATCTTGAGCGGGCGGTTCCATACGGGGCCGCCCGCTCTCTTTTTAAGGGTTGCCCATGCTCGTCAAGGTAGGTGGCACAGAAGCCGACATTCGGGTGGAAGCCGTGCTGTCGATGCCCAGGCTGTCGTTTACGGCCAATCACTTCGCGTGGGCTCAGGCACTCATGCCGCTGGGGATTCGCCCCACGATGGGGACCGGCTGTTTTTGGTCACAGGTGAATACGCGGATTTTCGAGCAGTTCATCGACAAATGCGAATACCTGCTGACGATCGACTACGACACGTTCTTCACCAAGGAAGACGTGGAACACCTGTTCGCCATGGCAATGACGTTCCAGTGCGATGCCATCACCGGGCTGCAAACAAAGCGGGAAGACGGCCGCCCGATGCTGACTCTGAAGGGCACGCTCGACAATCCACCCAAGGACGGCACCACAAGCCTGCCTGCGTCGTGGTTTGCCGAGCCTGTGCAGGAAGTGGACACGGCACACTTCGGCCTCACCGTGATCTCTACGGCGGCCCTGAAGCGTGCGAAGAAGCCCTGGTTCCTTTCGACGCCCGGCCCTGACGGTTCGTGGAACGAAGGCCGCGTCGATCCCGACATCCACTTCTGGAAGAACTGGCGCGAGAGCGGCAACCGCGTGTACATCACGCCCCGCGTGGTTCTCGGGCATGGCGAGTACGTGGTGACGTGGCCGGGGCAGAACCTTGGCACGCCTGTTTTCCAATGGACTACGGATTTCACGAACACCAGCAAGCGACCCGACACTGCATGGAGCGTGCCCCAATGACCAAACTACGAATACTGCGGCCTTTCCGTTCCTACCGCACCGGCCAGGTGGTGGAGATCCCCGGCGGTCTGGC